CTTTTTTAGAATGCGCGTCGGCCTCTTCGCGTACAGCTCGCGAAGGCGCGCGATCTCTTTCCTGTCCTTCTTCTCGAGCGCGCGAAGCAGGTCGTCGAGCCCGACCGGATCTCCTGAGCGCGATTCTGTTCGCGATCCGAGAGATCATGTCGTGAAGGACGTCGCTCAGAGCAGCGATCGTGGCTGTCTCGCTCACGTCGTCTGGAATCGCGGCGATGATCTTCTCGGCGATCCTGGCTCGCTCGGCTTTCAGGTCGAGGAGGATCTCGCGCTCTACTTGTCTCATTTCGTCTCTCCCTTCTTTTTTAGAATGCGCGTCGGCCTCTTCGCGTACAGCTCGCGAAGGCGCGCGATCTCTTTCCTGTCCTTCTTCTCGAGCGCGCGAAGCAGGTCGTCGAGCCCGACCGCGAAACGGACGAGCGCGATCAGCTTCGGATGATCCTCGCGGCTGAGCGTGAGCGGCGAGATCTCGGTCCCGATCTTCTTCGCGACGTAAGAGAGCCACGATCGAAGCGCGGGATCTGAGAGGAGCGGGATCTCGCTCTCGAGCTGAGTCTTTAGACGCTCAAGCGCTTCGTCCTCGAGGACGTCGATCTTCGTCGTCCGGTCGACGACATCGTCTGCCATGATCGGGTGCGCTGGGCCGAAGATCGTCGAGGTCGACTTCACTCTGAGGAAGTCGCCGACGAGCGGGCGACGCGAGAAGACGACGCGCTCGATCTCACGTCGCCTCTGATTGATCGAGACGATCGAGAGCGTCTCGCTCCCGGGCTTCTGCTTCCGCTTCATGGCTTCACTTCCTTTCCGCGATTCGAGTACACGACGACGCGCGAGCCTGTCCGCTCGAGCTGCTGTCGGATCGCCTCTGAGACGAGACGCTTCCCCAAACGACGAGCGGCGATCCTGAAGCCTCTCAGCTCGAGGAAGCGCTTCAGGATCGCGTCGGGGAGCTCAGCCTCTCCGAGAGCGATCCTCCTCGCGCTTCCCTTCGACGAGATCCCGAAGTCGCGCGCGACTGTCGCCCATGAGCCGGAAGCTCTGTGAGCGTCCCTGAGCCATTTCCGGGCCGAGGCGATAGATCTATCCCTCCTCGTCGTTTGCGCTCGTCCTGGCTCGTATGTACGTCGTACAGACACATTCTTTTGTCTTTCCTGGGCTGTCACTTTTTCTCTTTCCTCGCTTTCGTCGTTTTGGCGTTATATACGCGACGTCAGGAGATCCCCCCGCTCTCCTGGCGACGCTGATCGGATTTCCCAAAATCCCGAATTCCCTGGATTACGCCTTTAGCTCGAGAGCTGCTCTCGCGGGCAGGGCGTTTTCATTGCTCCCGCGAAGCACAGTGAGCAGATCTCCAAGAGTCGCGCCTCCCTTGAGCTTTGTCGGGCGTCCTCTCTGGGGTTGTTCGATCCAGTCCAGACGATGCAACTCTGTCACACAGGCCGTCCATTCTCGGTGGGAGATCCTCACGTCGTCGTCGTTCCAGATTTTGTCGTTCGATGGCGTGAGGACTGTCGATGTCGGGCCAGACGCTACGGCGGCCGCCTCGACGAGTGCGAGCAGTCTTGGTACTGTCATGTCGCCGTCGATCTTCCGGGCTGGCGCATTGCGTGAATAGATGTTGATCAGGTCTCGATCATTGAGGATCTCAGCGCGTCTCATTTGGAGATCGTGTTCGAGCTCTGCCGCGTATTGCTGCTGAGCGATCTCTGCAAGCTTCGCGTCCCGATCCGACTTGAGCTTCTGGGCGTATGCGTGAGCGATCATGACTATCCCGATCACGAACGCGATCGGGACGCCGCCGACGAGCGCGATCTGTCCGACTTTGTACGCGGTCGATATTTGCTTGTCGTCGTTGAGCTGCTGAGCGATCAGCTCGGCGTGAGCCTCGTCGCTTGCGCGATCGCGCTCGACCTGTCGCCATAGTTGGCGAGTGTCTTCCGTCTTCTGAATAGAGACGGCCGTCGGCTCGACGGTGAGAAGCCATATCTGACGACGCGCGTTAAGCTCCTCGATCTGTGCGACTGCGACGGCGTGCGAGTCGTCGCGCTCGCGTTCGAGAGCCGCGAACGCCTCGACTCGTATTGCGTCGTCTGTCGAGACTGCGATCGCTGTACGGGTCGCAGCAATCGCGGTGTTCGAGGAGCTCGTCGTCGCTGCTCCCTGTGCCGACACCGTCGCGAGCGTGTCGACTGTTGGCATTGGAGACGGTATCGATGTTGCTACGGCTGTTTCGCTCGCGGCGGCTGTTGCTGTCGATCGATCCTGTGTCGATCGATCCTGTGTCGCGTCTGAAGTGCTTTGCATGATCGACCCAAAAACGCCAGACGCGATTAAGCACAATGAGCAAAGCACGGCGAGAGCTATCGCAAATCCGCTTTTGTTCATCTCACCTTCTTCTTTTTCGCTGCAGGCTTCTGGATGTCGGAGATGATCGCTCGCGCTGCCGCGTTCCAAGCGTCAAGGCGATCTCTCTCGATCGCGACGTCGATCTCGTTCATCTTCGCGAGCACGCTGCTTCTCAGGAGCGTCTCGGAGATTGGCGGGAATTGCGCCTCGCGTCCGCGACAAACGAGTTTCGCGTCGACGACTTGTCCGCCATGTCTCAGAGGCGGAGTAAAAGTCAGCTCGGCTCCCTTCTTGAGCCGAAGTGTGGTTTTGTGTGTGACAGCCTTGCTCCTGATCATTTCGATTTGCTCCTGTTTGGGTGATTGTCTAGGTAATCGCTCGCTCGCCCCTGTTGTATCCATGATCCGGCGAGCATGGCCAAGGTGACGACTCTCGAGATCTTCGCGACATCGTCCGTAGAGATGAACGGGAAGCTAAATGCGTCGTTTTCTTGTCTTCGCTTGTGAATGGATTCGACGATCAAGGTCGCGAGCTCTGCTGTGATCGCCGACGCTATCGCGCGAAAGCGAAGAGCCGTCTCGAGCGGCCAGACGCCAAGCTCGAGAAGCCGCGCCTGTTCTCTTTGGTAAAGATCAAGATCCCGCGCCCATCGCGGTTTATCGTCTCCTGTTGCGTTCACGCGTTGACCTCCCGCGTCTCTTCGAGTACGGACGTGATTAGCAATCCTCGCTCGACGAGATCAAGAAGGCGATAGGAGAATTCTCGCGCATCCATTAGATGCGCCTCGACTGCCGCGAGGCGAGCCGGCGCCTCTTCGTTCATCGGTCGAAATCCGAGACGGTGAAGCTCGTCGAAGAGCTGCTGAGCTGTCTCGCGGGAGAGTCCGAGAGTCGGCGTCGCGATTTCTCCGAGAGGACGCTCTCTGAAGATGATCTCGGCCTGGCGGTACACGTCGCGCGCGCTGAGATCGTTCGAGCTCTCGACGATGTACATAGCGACTCGATCCTCGAGGAAGCGCGGCTCGATCGCGACTCTGATCTTCGATCCTGTGTTCATGATCGCGCGCTCGCTTGCGTCGAGACATAGACTCTCACTTCACGGAGGCCGAGAGCGCTCAAGATCTTCTCTCCTGGGCGACGCTTCCCGCGAATGAGATCGTTCATGTAAGCGTAAGAGACGGAGAGCTTCTCGGCGAGCTTCCGTTCTGATCCGGCTTTCTTGGCGCGCTGCTTCAAAAGAAGCCGAAGCTCGCTCTGGTTGATTGCTCTCATTTCTTTTCTCCATTCAGTAGGCGATAGAGGTCGCGAAGGTCTTTCATGTCAGAGACGCCTCTCGCCGTTTTATTCCTCACTGTGACGAGAACGGGCGATCGAAACGGGTACACGAAGATTCCGCATCGCTTCTCAAATTGTCGATTGTTCTGTCGCCATCCGTCGCGAAGAAGCGCGTCGGGAGTGATCTCTTCTACGTCGTTCATGCGTCAATGTCCTTTCTGATCAAAACGCCAACCGCTCGAGCGACGAGCTTCACGCACAGGACAGGATTTGTCTTGAGCATGGTCGGCGTCAATTGAAAGACTCTCCAATGATCGGCGACGGCTGTCGCGATTTTCCAGTGGTCCTCGTCGCCCGCGTGTCGACCGACCGCGACGGGGCGTCCCGTCTTCGGCGAGATCTTCGCGAGCTTCTGTCCTCCGTCGACTTCGACGGCGACTCTCGTCGGGACATGCGCAAAGTCGAATCTCCATTTGCGAAGATGCTGCATGTACTCGAATTCGCGTCGCCATCCTGATTCCTCGACTGTCGTCCCGACGACTTTCCGCCATGCGTCAGCGAAGAGCGGCGCGAGATCCTCCGCTTCTCGAATCGCTTTTGCGAGCTCGAGCTGAGCGGGCGTGAGGAGTGTCGTCGTCTTCTTCCTGGCCATCACTCCCCCCACATTGCGAGCGTGAGCTCGACTTTCTGACAGCGCGTACAGCCGTCGCTCAGACCGTTATCGCGGACTTTCAGAACGCGCTTGCATGTCTCACAGCGTCGCCAGCGCTCGAGCATTTCTTGAGGACGCGCGACGATCTCGGACCATGAAGGCGAGTCGCCGAAGCTCCGTGTCCCGAAGAGCTGAAACTTCATAACGGCTTCGTAGATATCGACGCGCTTTCGATTGATCGGCGAGAGTAAGGCCTTCGGGATCTTCGCGATCTCGATCAGGCTGTCGGGGATCTGCGGGATCGTGATAATCGGTCCCGTCGACGTGATCAGTCGTCGCTTCATGAGTCCTTCCTTCTGGCGCGGCGTCGCGCCTTCTTCGAGTCAGTCTTCTTCATGAGCTCTTCTCGTGTCCGCTCGATTCGATTGAGCTCGTCGAGCAGCTCGTAAGCCTTCGCGCTGTCTGCGTCGCGACGTCGCGCTTCTGTACGAAGCGTCTCGATCCTGGCTTTCAGCGCGTCAGACGCGAGGCTCTTCGGGAGCGTCCTTGAGAGCGCGGTGTTCGCTATCAGTGCTTCCGCGAGGATCTCGTCGAAGCTGAGCGATCTCGCGTCGTCTTCTCCGAGAAGCCTCTCAAGCGTGAGATCCTTCGCGTTAATCTCTTTTCTGTCTTCCATTTTTCCTCTGTGAGTCGATCACTTCCTGAGCGAGATCCGTCAGGATCTCTTCGGCTGAGTCTGCGAGCTTCCTCATTCTCTCGCGCATGCTTCGCGGAAGATCCGCGTCGATCTGCGTCAGCGTCCGAAGCTCGGCGGCTGCCCTGTCGAAGCGCCTGTGAATGACGACGATCGCGGGATCTGGGTCTTTGCCTTCGTCGCGTTCCCTGAGTTCCTTCGCGATCTGATAAGTGCGCTCGACAGTACAGAAGTCGCCGCGCTTCGATCTCTCTGGCGACTCGAGGACTCGCTCGAGGACCGCTCGCGGGCATCTCTGATACATGCTCGCGGCTCTGAAGTAAGAGACGGAGAGAGCTCCGAATTCCTCGCGCGTCGCGCCGTCGAAGAGCTTCGAGATCAGGAGATCGCTCCTCACGCTCGAGACTGTTCGCCCGAGATCTCGCGCGATTAGCGTATAGCAGAGCATGAGGTTTTCGGCTCCTGCTTCCTCGACCGTCTGAGCGATCTTGTCGGCGCGATACCAAACGAGCTGCCCTTCGGCGTCTCGAAGCGTTCTGAGTTCGTTTCGTCTTTCCTCTGGGAGATCGCGAAAACGTCTGAGGCTGTCTTCGACAGAGAGTCTCTTCTGCTTCGCTGTGCTTGGCTTCGTGGCCATGATCAGAAAGGAAGTACGTCGTCGACGTCGACGACGCGATCGTGATCGTCGGCCTTCAGTGTCCCGCTCAGATCCGACTCTTCCGTCTCGAGCGGCGTCTCGTCGTCGCTCTCGTCTTCGTCGAGAAGCTGACGCTCGATCGAAATCTCGATCCTTCCGAAGTGTGTCGCGACGTCGAGCGCGATCCTAAGCTCGCCGATCGTCCGAATGTCCTCGACAGCGGTCTTCAGCGTGTCCTCGCTCCCCTCGAGATCGAGATAGGCGTCCTCGTTCGTCTCGTATACATACAGACAGAAGACGCCGCGTTTCGAGTTGAACTCGCAGAGCTCGCCCCACCGATACACGGTGCGGAGCGCCATCGCGTTGACGTGTCGACGAATGAAGATCGAGTAAACAGCGTTCAGCGGGCTCGACAGGTCGGCTTCGGGAAAAAAACCAAGATCCATGATCGCCGCGTGATCGGTGATCGGGAGCGCGTCGCGCTCGAGCTGGGCGAGCCGCTTCTCGATCTTGTCGAGGAGCAGATTCTTTCCCGATTCCGACGCATGGAAAGAGACGAGATCTCGAAAGACCGTGAGTTCTTCCCTTGTCAATGACTCGTGTCTGTCGTTCATTTCGCTTCGTCCTTTCGTCCCATGAGCTGAGCGAGTGTCCCTGATCCGCCCGAGATCCTCAGACGGGCTTTCTCGACGAGCGCGCGAGACACGGGAGAGAGCTTCGCGACTTCGATCTCGCGCGCGCGCTCGTTCGTGTAAGCGTCGATAAAGCGCTTTCGGTTTGCGGCCTTCGTCGCGTCCTCTTCCGCGAGCGCGATCTGATTCCAGCCGACCGCCGAGATCGCGCGCTGTGTCGCGTCGCCGAAGCCGCCCGGGCCGTCCTGGGGTGTGAAGTCGGGGAGCGTCCTCGTGTAATGGTCTCTGAATTCCGCTCGCCATGCGCCGATCTGTGAGATCCGTCGAAGGACGTCGCCCCATGCGTCCTCGGCGCTCTTCGCTCCGATCTGCCCTGAATTGATCCTCGCGATCGCTTCGCGGATCTGATGATATGACGGCGGGTACTGTCCTCCGATCAGCTCGAAGGCCGCGCTGATCTGCTGAGGATTGAGATCGGCGAGCTTCAGCGCGTAGAGAGCGATCAGATCCGACACTTCCTCGATCGGCCGCGAGAGCATGATCGGGTATGCCTGAATCTCGAGCGCGATAACGTCTGAGACGCTAAGCATTCGCGGCCGTCCTTTCTGAGATCTCGCGAGCCTTCTCTCGAGCGCGCGCGAGTATCTTCGCCTGACGGGTATCGGACTCTGGGTCTCCGTCGATCAGGATCTGAGCAGCTCGCTCGGAAAGCGATCCGATCGTAAACTGAATGACGGTCGCGGTCGGACGCTCTCCCTTCTTGCCGCGGAAGTCGAAACGTCGCCATGCTGAGCGCTCGCCGACGTAGAGTCCCAACACGTCGCGCGCGTCGTACCCGCCATCCAGGAGCGTGATCGCGATCTTCCGCGTGAGGCTCTCCGCTCCGACGATCAGCGTCGCCTTTCGGATCGCGACGTCGAGCGCGTCGATCTTCTCGAGCTGCTCTGGGGTGAAGACGCGTCCGGGCTTCTTCGGCGTCTTTGTCGAGTCCTTCGTCGCTCGCTTCTGGCTCGCGCGCGAGCGCGTATCCCCTAACGATTCCTCCTGACGGATCTCGTTAACGATTCCCTGTGAATCTCCTGCACTGGTACCAGTGAACGTCGTTCCTACGTACCCATGAACGACGTTCACTGGTGAAACTCGTTCACTGGTTGGACTCTCGGAAGCAGTTTTGACAATCGCGTCAGGGAGTGCGAGCAGTCGATCGACGTCGGCTTGATAGTCGATCACCTGTCGCTTACGTCCGACGACGCCGGTCGGAGCAAAAAATCCATGCTGACGAAAGAAGGCGAGTGCATTCGAGACTGAGCGTCTCGTGAGATCCGTCCTCGCGGCCGTCTTCGCGATGCTCGGGTGGATAGAGAGTCCCTCGTCGCTTGCGTGATCGAGGAGGGAGATCGCGACGAGTTTCAGCGTCGCGGCTGACGGCTGTCCTCGCGCGATCCTCGCGAATGTCTTCTCGAGCGCGATCGATACAAGTTTGATCGACACTTGTCGTCCGTCCTTTCTGGGTGTCTATTGATTCTCGTCGTTCGCTCGCTGGCTGTCAAGGCGCGACGCGCGATCGCGCTTCACCTTCCGCTCGACGTTTGCGAGAAAGTCGCGCTCGGTGAATTGGGACTTTCCCGGCGTCCCTGATCCCTCGGCTCCTGGGTGAACGTGATATTGGTATTCGCCGCGCTCGAGCGCGCGCTTGAGCTCGTCGACTGTCATTTCGAGGACTGTCGCGAGCTCGTGTTCGGTATAGATCTTCACCTTCACCGGGCCGCTGTACGTATAGTGATTTGTGACGTCAATCGGTGGCATGTTGTGGCTTCCTCCCTTCTTCGGACACGACGTCGCGCGGGATGATATCGAGCGCCGACCCGAGCTGAAGCAGGATCGCGCGCGTGATCGCGTCGACGAGCGAGTATGCGTTATCAAGTGTCGTGAGCTCCGTCTCTTCGACGACGGGAGCGTCGTCGTGAGCGCGCGTCTCGACGACTGTCTCGAGCGCGATCCAATAACGAAGCCCGTTCTCTTCGGGCCGAATGAAGATTTGTCCGATCTGAATCCCCTGGGGATACGTCGCGACGGGCGGCTTTGTCATTGGGGAGAAGGCACGCTCGAGGACTTTCTCGGCGATCTGTGCGATCACGATCGGATCTGTGGAGTGATTGAGCTGCATTGTCATTCTCTCTTTCTGGGTGTCTTGATCGAGTGAAGCGTCGCCCGATAGAGTCGGGCGACGCTTTCCTTCTGTGTGTCGGTGAGACGAGATCCCGCGAGCGCTCGTCTAGCTTCCTGTCTCACAGCGTCTTCGTTTGTCCAGGTCGCGAGGGAGAGTCCGAGAGCGCGCGCGAGATCTACATGAGCGGCGTTCACTTCAGATATTGGGCGACGAGCTTCACGCGCTCGTCGCGCTCGCGCTCGCGCTGAGCCTCTGGCGCTTCGCGATTCGCGACGATCAATTCGGCGGCGCGAAGCTGAGCGTCGAGATCCGCGAAGCGCGAGCGAAGCGCGAGATCCCGCTTCGTGAATTCGAGCTCGAGGTCTTTCTGAGCGAGCTTCCGCTGAGCGTCCCGCTCCTCGCGTGCGTCGATCTCTCCCTCGAGGATCGCGAGATCTGTCTCAGTCGCGCGGCGTCGGCGCTCGAGATCGCGACAGATCTTGTCGCTCGAGAGCGCGGCCGCTTTCGAGATCGCGCGCGCTTCCTCGTTCTTTCCTGGCCAGACGCGATCGGGAAGCTGTAGGACGAGGAAGGTCGCGCGTCCCGCGAGATCCTCGACGATATGCGCGAGCTCGATCTTCGTCGAGCGACGATCGCGAAGCAGATCGGCCGTCGTCATGTCGGCGATCGCGTGAGCGACGATCTCGGGAGCCTGGCTCCCTGGCTCCTGGCTCGCGGGCTCCTCGAGCGGGATCTCGAGAAGCGGCTGATCGGCGCCGTCGCAAGGAGAAGAGGATTTCGAGAGCGGAAAATCGAGATCGAAGTCGTCTGTCGTCATGTTCTGATCCTTTCTGAAAGAGAGACGAGACCTCGAGGCCTCGTCTCTGGGTGAATGAGTGTCGTCAGTCCGACGCGCGCTCGATCGAATAGTCGAGGACGCGCTGAAGCGCGCTCTGAATTGTCCTTCCCTCTTTGCTCGATACCCACGTACGGGGAGAGAGTCCGTCGAGCGCTTTCATTGTGTCGTCCTTATTGACGGAGAAGTATCTTAGAGTTGCGTCGAAGAATGCGCCGGGGGACTTGATCTCTCGCGCGACGTTTTCGAGATCGAGATCGCCGATCGGCTTCCGCGCTTCCTCGCGGGCTGGCGGGTTCTCGTGCTCGCCGTCGTCGTTCCCGATTCCGACCTGCAGCAGCTTCATTGAGAAGTACTTAACTCCGGTCGTGATCGCTTTCGCGATCGCCTTATCGGGTGAGCTGTAATCGACGCCGAGGCTTATCCAGCGTAGATCGCGCTTTTGCTCTGCGGCGTCTCCTGCTGATATGTGCATGACGAAGGATACGCGCGCGACACAGAAGCGCGAATTGCCTTTCGGCGTCTCTTGGATCTCGACTGTCGCGTCTTTGATTTCTGGATAGATCACGACGCCTTCGCGAGCGAGCGCGTCTCCGGCTCTGCGCGCGATCTGGTCCGCGCTCACGTATTGATAGTTAGCCTGTTCGTTTGTCCTGTCGGGCAGGAAAGCGCCGACGTCGATCGATGCGCGCGCGATCTTGTCCGCGCGAGA